TTGTGTGATGACATTCTCAATTACGGTAAAAAACATCAAGCCGAAATGGCCGTTACAGGTGGTGTTGAAAATATTATTAAAACAAAAGGCAAGTTAGATAAAAAAGACGTAAAGAATATTCAAAAGAAAAGAAAATCTGATATTGTTTGGATGAATGATCGTTGGATCTATAAAGAGATTCAACCTTATATTCACGATGCAAATAGATTAGCAGGTTGGAACTTTGATTGGGATTGGACTGAATCATCTCAATTTACAAAATATGGAATTGGCCAATATTATGGCTGGCATTGTGATAGTTGGGATCAACCTTATCAACGACCTCAAAATGCAGATGGCACTTGGCCACCAGATCACGGTAAAATAAGAAAATTATCAGTAACAGTTTCTTTAGTTGACCCATCGGAATATGTTGGAGGAAATTTAGAATTTGATTTTAGAAATTCAATGGATACAGAATGGACAAAAGGCAAGACTACAAAAGAGTGTATTGAAATACGACCTCGTGGTTCTATAATTGTTTTTCCAAGTTTTGTATGGCATCGTGTAACACCAGTAACAAAAGGAACTAGATATTCTTTAGTAATGTGGAATCTAGGATATCCGTTTAGATAATAGGAGTATATTATGGCAATAGTAACAAATGGTAATGATTTAAGAACAGATGTGTATTTTGGTTCTCCAATTTATGTAATTGATAAACCTGAATGGTTAAATTCAACAAACAAAGTTTGTGATCGATATATAAAAGAGGCCTACGATAGAGAAAAGCCTAAAATGAAAGAAAGAGAAAAGTTTTTAGGTAAAAAAGATTTTGCTAAAGTGAAAGACCACGGTATGTCTTATCACTCTGGCCCACTTCAAAACGATCCAGGATTAAAAGATATACAAGACTATATTGGTAATACAGCTTGGAATATAATGGACGGCCAAGGTTTTGATATGAAACAATATACAATGTTCTTTACTGAATTTTGGGTACAAGAGTTTTCTAAAAATGGTGGTGGCCATCACGACACACATATTCATTGGGATAACCATATATCAGGATTTTATTTTCTAAAGTGTTCTGAAAAAACATCTTTTCCATTATTTCACGATCCAAGGCCAGGTGCTTTGATGACTAAACTACCATTAAAAGATAAAACACAAGTATCTTTTGGCCAAGATATAGTGAATTATAGGCCGAAACCTGGTACAATGATATTTTTTAATTCATATATGCCTCATCAATATGCCGTTGATGATGGTGTAGAACCATTTAGGTTTATACATTTTAACATACAGGCAGTAAGAAACATGATAATAGAAGGAGTAAAAAGATTATGAGTTTTGAAAAGAATAACTATCTAGTGATAAAAGAGGCCATTGAACCAAAGGTGGCTGAATTTGTTTATAACTATTTTTTAATGAAAAGACAAGTAGCAAGAACATTTTTTGATACAAGATTTATTTCTCCGTTCACTACTGAATGGGGTGTATGGAATGATGAACAGATACCAAATACATATTCACATTATGGTGATGTTGCTATGGAAACTTTATTATTGGCCGTTCAGCCAAAGATGGAAAAATTAACAAAAATTAAATTGATACCAACATATGCTTATGCTCGTATCTATAAAAAAGGTGATATACTTCATAGACACAAAGACCGTTTTAGTTGTGAAATATCTACAACATTAAATCTAGGTGGCGATGAATGGCCTATTTTTATAGAAAAAGATCCTAAAAAAGGTGGATTAAAAGATGGTAAATATGTTACTGAACATACAAAAGGAATTAAAGTAATCTTAAACCCTGGTGATATGCTTGTTTATAAAGGTAATCTTTGTGAACATTGGAGAGATGCTTTTGAAGGTAAAGATTGTGGTCAAGTATTTTTGCATTACAATAATGAAGCAACAAAAGGTTCGAGTGATAACATCTTTGATGGCCGTCCTCATTTAGGATTACCAAGTTGGTTCAAAGGTTCTAAACTACAGAAATAGTTTTATGATCTATGAAACTACCTATTGTAATNGATAACATTATAGAAAAAGAACTACAAGAAAAAATTAAACTTACTCTTTTAAGTGATAACTTTAATTGGTTTTTTATATCTGATGTTACACACGCTTCTGAGAATAAACAACAACGACCTGGCTTTCAACATAGATTTGTAGTAAAAGAAAAGATTAATAGTGACTATCANAATTTGGTTTTACCTATCATACAAAATAGTTGCAAACATATTCAATACGATTATAAAAAAATAATACAAGGCCGTTCTTTTTTACAATTGCCTTTAAGTCTTAAAAATAAAAAAATAGATACACCTCATATAGACCTGTTTGATAAACATTTAGTTATATTGTATTATGTTACAGATGCTGATGGAGATACTGTTATCTATAAAAATCAATATAGTAAAAAAGATCCAATACCTTTCTTTGATGATTTACAAGAATCAAAAAGAGTTACTCCTAAACAAGGGAGAGTAGTATTATTTGATGGTTCTCACTGGCATACGTCTTGTCAACCAAAAGAAAAGATCAGATGTATAATCAACTATAACGTAACGAATAAATAGATATATGACTAAACTTGACGATAAGGTAAATGAAATATTAGGTATTGAAGCTGATAAACCCACTTTAGAATCTATTATCAAAGTAGAAAATCCACCTGTACCAAGAATACAAGACAAGAATAAAGCTGATATAGATAGTGACTATGAATATAGTAGAGAGAATTATTATAATCTTATTGAAAAAGGCCAACAGGCCATTGAAGGTATTTTAGAGATCGCTAAAGAAGGCCAACATCCAAGGGCATATGAAGTAGCAGGCCAACTTATAGCAAGTGTGGCTGGCACAGTAGATAAGTTACAAGATTTACAAAAGAAATTAAAAGAATTAAAAGATTTACCTAAAACTGCTTCGCCTCAAATTAAAAATGCTTTGTTTGTTGGTAGCACTAAAGAATTACAACAAATGTTGAAAGCAAATGAGAATACTAAAAGCAACAAAAAGTTACCTGAACAAACAGACGTTTCAGATAAGTGATTTAACTTTTATAAGAACGTCCATACCTTTAAAAGAAATACTTAATGGAGAAGAAATGATTGAACCTATACAAATTGTTAAACATACGATCAATGATGTATCACGTATGGGTGCTAACGGCACTCCTTATATTGAGAAACAATACAGTGTTTTTAAAGGCAGTCAAAGAGTAAAGGCCGCTTTACAATTAGGCTATACACATATAGAAGGAACCATAATTAATGAGTGATTATAAAGAACATATTTTTCCTACTGAAAGTTTAATTGGTGGTTGGTATATGCCTGAATCTATTTGTGATAAAATGATTGATATATTTAAGACAAGTAAAAAAGAAGAAAACAAAATATACTTAAACAAAGAAGATGTGATTGATCCGATTATTAAAATAAGTTTAGAAACAGGTTTAAGAAATGAAGAATATGAAAACCATTTGAATAATATTTTGAAATTATATAAACAAAAATATGATTTTTGTGATGTTGGTACTTATGGTATTAATGATTTAATTAAAATACAATACTATGAACCAAATGAAGGATTTTTTAAATGGCATATTGAGAACACTTATAAGCCTCATAATAAAAAAAGACATCTAGTTTTTATGACATATCTAAATGATGTTGAGAATGGTGGTACAGAATTTTTATATCAAAATCTTACCAGTCCAGCAAAAAAAGGTTTAACTTTATTTTGGCCTGCTTACTATACACATCCTCATAGAGGACAGATAAGTAGTACCAAAGAAAAATATATAGCAACAGCATGGTACACATTTAATGAGTGAAAAATCTTTCGTATATCTTGGTAATCCTAATCTTAAAAAGGTAAACGTACCTGTAGAATTTACACAAGAACAAATACAAGAGTTTGATTTATGTTCTAAAGACCCTTTATATTTTATACAAAACTATGTAAAGATTGTTTCTTTAGATGACGGTCTCGTGCCTTTTAAAATGTATGGCTTTCAAAAAGAAATAGTTGGCACAATACATAATAATCGTTTTACTATATGTAAATTACCAAGACAGTCAGGTAAATCAACCACAATCGTTTCTTATTTACTTCACTATGCTTTGTTTAATCCAAATTGTAACATTGCCATATTGGCCAACAAGTCATCTACAGCAAGAGATATATTAGGCCGTTTGCAATTGGCCTATGAAAATATACCAAAGTTTTTACAACAAGGTGTATTAAACTGGAATAAAGGTAATATTGAATTAGAAAACGGCAGTAAGATTGTGGCCGCTGCTACATCTTCAAGTGCCATTCGAGGAGGTTCATATAATATAATCTTCTTAGACGAGTTTGCTTTCGTACCAGCAACCATTGCTGAACAATTTTTTAGTTCGGTGTTTCCTACAATTTCTTCTGGTAAAAGCACAAAGATGGTGATTGTTTCAACACCTCACGGTATGAATATGTATTATAAGTTATGGTCAGATTCAATAAACAAATTAAATGATTATGTTCCTGTAGAAGTTCATTGGTCAGAAGTTCCAGGCCGTGATGAAAAATGGAAAGAAGAAACAATACGTAACACAAGTAAAGAACAATTTGCCAGTGAGTTTGAGTGTGAATTTTTAGGTTCAATTGATACTTTAATTTCACCTTCTAAAATTAAGGTTATACCTTACATAAGGCCTATACAATCACAAGGCGGTTTAGATATATTTGAAAGGCCAGATAAGAATAAAATTTATGTATGTACTGTTGATGTGGCCAGAGGTATTACAAAAGATTATTCAGCATTTATTATTTTTGACGTAACACAAATGCCATATAGAGTTGTGGCCAAATATCGTAACAACGAAATTAAACCTTTAGTGTTTCCAAATATCATAGAACAAACTTGTAAGGGCTTTAATCGTGCACATATGTTAATTGAAGTAAATGATTTAGGAGGCCAAATATCTGATGCTATACATTTTGATTTAGAATATGAAAATGTATTAATGACAACACAAAGAGGTCGAGCTGGCCAGGTATTAGGTACAGGTTTCAGTGGCCGTGGAAGTCAGTTAGGTGTTCGTATGACAAAACAAATTAAAAAAATAGGTTGTTCAAATCTAAAGACTATTATTGAATCAGATAAACTTATAATCAATGACTTTAATATTATAGAGGAGATGTCTACCTTTGCTAGACGACATAATTCTTGGATGGCAGAAGATGGTTGCAATGATGATTTAATGACTTGTCTGATTATATTTGGCTGGTTATCAAATCAAACATACTTTAAAGAATTAAGTAATTCTGATGTTCGTTCTAAATTATATGAAGAACAATCTAATATAATTGAACAAGATATGGCGCCTTTTGGATTTATAGATGATGGTTTAAACACTGAAGATACTCAACCATTTAAGGATGAGTATGGAGAAACGTGGCATCCAGTNGTNAGAAAAGGTGAATAATGTACAAAACCAGCGTATTATAAATAGATTGTAGATGATTAACTTTGATTATGGGCGTATGAATAATACGAGTTTTGAAACATATGATAAAATTAGCTAATTAAAAAAGGAGAAAACCTAATGGCATTTCAAGTATCACCAGGTGTTCTCGTACAGGAAAGAGATCTAACAAGAATTATTCCTGCTGTATCAACTTCGGTAGGTGCTATAGCAGCTAGATTCTTAAAAGGTCCACTTGANGAAATCGTAACGGTTTCTAGNGAGCAAGAATTAGTAGACACGTTTGGCAAACCAGACTCAAATAACTTTGAGGACTTTTTTTGTGCTGCCAACTTTCTACAATACTCTAACGCTTTAAGAGTAGTACGAGCAACTAACACAGGATTATTAAACGCTACCGCTAACAGTAGTGGTATTTTAATAAAAAATACACAAGACTACCAAGACAACTATTCTACAGGATCAGCTTCAATCGGAACTTTTGCTGCTAGAGAAGCAGGTGCTTTTGGTAACAATTTATCAGTATCAACTTGTCCAAGTGCTACAGCATACACGACAGCGGCAGTTACAACAGTAAATGACGCTTCAGCAGACGTTGCTGATACTTCGGTAACTTTAACATCAGTGGCAAATATAGTTGTAGGAGACATATTAGAATTTTCTACTACAGCTGCTGGAACAGATTATGATGGTTACAAATTTAGAGTAACTACTATAGTTGGTTCTGTTGTTACTTTTGTAAGAGCAGACACAGGCCAAGGCGGATTACACGTAGCATTAACAAACGGTGCTAATGTAAAACGTTATTGGAAATATTACGAAAGAGTAGCTGGAGCTCCAGGTACTTCACCATTCGCTTCTGATAGAGGCGGTTCTAATGACGAAATTCACATTGTCGTTGTAGATGAAGATGGTGGTATTTCTGGTACTGCTGGTACAATCTTAGAAGTGTTTGACTCAGCATCAAAAGCTGCTGACGCTAAAACACCTCAAGGAGATTCAAATTATTATGTAGATGTAATATACAATAAATCACGTTTCATTTATTGGATGGACCATAATTCAAGTGGTTCAAACTGGGGCTCAAACGCTGCTGGTACTACATTTACAGCTGTAACTGTTACGACTTTAGAATCACTATCAGGTGGTTCAGATGGTTCTGCAGTAACAGTAGGTCAGAAAAAGACTGCTTATGAAAAATTCGAAGATGCTGAAACAGTAGACATTGGATTAATTATAAGTGGAACTTGTACGACTACACACATTGACAATTTAATTACAATTGCAGAAAATAGAAAAGACGCTATAGCGTTTGTATCTCCAGAGAGAGCAGACGTTGTGAATGTTGCTTCTGCTAACACACAAACTCTAAACGTTATTGATGCTTACTCAACTATTCGTTCATCTTCTTATGTGGTGTTCGATAGTGGATACAAATATCAATACGATAGATACAATGATGTTTACAGATACGTTCCATTAAATGGCGATATGGCTGGTTTATCGGCTAGAACTGATCTAATTGCTGACTCTTGGTATTCACCAGCCGGTTTTAACCGTGGTAATGTAAGAGGCGCAGTTAAATTAGCATACAATCCTAATAAGACACAAAGAGATGACCTATACAGAAGCAGAATCAATCCAGTAGTAACTTTCCCTGGACAAGGTACTGTACTGTTTGGTGATAAAACAGGATTAAGTGCTCCATCTGCTTTTGATAGAATAAATGTACGAAGATTGTTTATCACTTTAGAAAAAGCAATCGCTACGGCTTCTAAATTCCAATTGTTTGAATTTAACGACGAGTTTACTAGAGCAAACTTTAGAAATATCGTTGAACCATTCTTACGAGAAGTACAAGGTAGACGTGGTGTCACAGACTTTTTAGTCGTGTGTGACGAAACAAATAATACAGGCGACGTAATTGATAGAAATGAATTTGTAGCAGAAATATTTATTAAACCTGCTAGAAGTATCAACTTTATTACATTATCGTTTATAGCAACCAGAACTGGCGTTTCTTTTGAAGAAGTGGCAGGGTAAATTTAGAATAGGAGAATAAAAAATGGCAAACATCAATGACTTCAAAGCTAAACTTGCCGGCGGTGGCGCTCGTGCCAATCAGTTTAAGGTAACAATGCCTTTTCCTGGTTACGCTCAAGTTGGTGGCGAAATAGAAGAACTAGCGTTTCTTTGCAAAGCAACAGTTATTCCTGCTATGACAGTAGGTACGGTCGATATTAAATTTAGAGGCCGATCTATTAAAATAGCTGGAGATAGAACTTTTGCTGATTGGAACGTAACAGTTATAAATGACACTAACTTTAAAGTTAGAAATGCTTTCGAAAGATGGCAAAATGGTATTAACAATATGTCAGATAACGAAGGATTAACAAATCCTGCTGATTATCAAGTTGACGCTTTCGTAGATCAACTAGACAGAAATGGTAATACTGTTAAGTCTTACACTTTAAGAAGTTTATTTCCAACAACATTGGTGAAATTGCTTTAAGTTATGATACAGTTGATGCTATTGAAGAATTTTCAGTAACATTTGCTTATCAGTTTTTTGAAACAAATACTACTACTTAATAGAGTATTAACAAGAAGAGCCGTCCAAAAAGCGGCTCTTTTTGAACTTATAAA